CGTAGATTTGATATTCCCACTCCCCAGAATCTTGCGTTCCAAAATAAGTATTTGTAACTATTGAGAATTGATTAAACCTATCCTTAAAAGCAGAAGTATCCGCAGCATTTAGAATCACAAATTTTACCTCTATATTACTTCCCCTATGCGTAAAAACGAATAAATAATTAGGAGCGGATAAAGTCTGCTTCTCCTTTAAAGTAAGGATAATTTGACTCGTTGCACCCTTTGTTAAATATATCATACTACTAAATAGATAAATCTCGGATTTTTACAATAAAGAAAAAGCCACCCCCAAAGGGATGGCTAATCTACCTACCTATAACGAACCACGAAAGCTTCTTATGAAGTCAGACCTGCGATAATACCACTTGCAACTTCGGGAGAAAGTTCTTTCTCGCCACCTGTGAAAGTTAAAGAATATCCATTGCGGTCTCCTTGTGCAGTTCCGGTAGCAGCAGTACCTCCGGTAACATCTAAACCAGAGTAGCGACCTAACAACCAATATTTGTCGTTAGCATCTTGAACAACCGCCATTAATGTATTTTTAGCAAGTAACAAGATTTCATTTCTTGTATTTGCTTGAAGTTTGTTAAGAACAACAGTTAGTTCTTGAGCATAAAACACAGTTCCATTCTCTACGGAAGCGGTAATAGTTTCAGTCAAAGTACCTGTATTCTTAACTAATTCATATTTGTAGAATACTTTATTCGCTGCTTTGGTAATAGTAGAAACGATACCAGAAGCCTCGGTAACTGAACTCACGTTAGCGTGAGCAATCAACCATACCGCTTTGATACCGCCTAAACTTTCTCTGCAATCGAGTGTGTATCCTTGTGTTAAAGCACAAGCCATTTTATTAAGTTTTATTAGTTAAGAGTGGGTAACCCTTAAAGCTACCCACTCGTTTAATTAGATAATGAAAGAAGCAATCTCATCCAAGAAGGCTACATTCACACCCATCTTGAACTCGCTTACGAAACGAACTTGGTCAGCCTCTTTAGCATAGAAAAGTTCGAAACGCTCTTCTTCATTAAGAAGGTCAGTTCCCAAGAACATATTGCTCAAACGGATAGCATAAATCTTATTTACACCGTTCAAACCGGGAGTTGCTACAACTTTAATCGGAGTACCGGGTAAGAAGAACTCGCTATCAGCCTTACCATCGAAAGCATAGTTGAACATATTAGCGTTCTTCAATGCGATTGTATAAGTACGGAATACGTCTTGACCACACCAGATAGTCATATCATCTTTTGCTACAACAGTTGCAGGGATTGCTTTGTAAAGAGCATCGAAGATAGCAACTACATTCGCAGTAGTGATTGCAGTTGCAGTACCACCGTAATAAGTAGCGTTGTTAGCTTCAACGGCTGAAGTACCAACCAAAGTAACCAAACCTTGGAATTTGTTAAGGTTTACGTTTGCACTTCCTGTTGAACCTTGCCAGATAGCAGTTTCAAGTTGAGATGCAATACGAGCCGCTTTCTTGTCTGTATAGTCAGAAGCGAAAGCGATTGAATCGTAACGGCTTCCCTCTGGTAAAGCCTTCTGAAGATATTTTGCTTCAAGGTCTTTAGGGCAAAGAGATTCGTTTACTTTAATCTTACCAACAGTTACAGTACGCTGCGTGAAGGTAGTAGAACCAGAAGCGTTAAAGCCGCAAGAACCACCTGCTTGGAAGATAGCGTCAGTATCCATAATGTTGATAGTCTCGGCAGATTTTACACCTACCATAACGTTTCCTTGACTCTTAATCAAAGAAGCGGTTTTGCTTCCGAGTACGGAAGAAGTTACCAATAGAGCTTCATTCTCTTTGGTATAATTTGCTAATGCTGAAACATCAAAAGCCATTGTTATTAAATTTTAAG